GATGCTTTTGCTATCGGTGAAATAATAGAACAACTAATAAATAAAATTGAGCATGCAAGAATTTCAATCATGCAAAAAAGATAATGACAGAAGAAGGAACTTTATGCGGACAACCTGACGTAGCAAAATATGCAGGAGCTTATGCCAATGCAACAAGCGTAGCAGAAGCTTATACAAATATTTATATTAAGGAAGCAGAAGGAAAAATCTGCTTGGATACGCGCTATGATTGGGTTACAAATTATGCAAGTGTTTCAACAATAGGAAAAGAGATTTTAAGAGAAGCAACGGCCGCATATGCAGCAATAAAAGTAATTAGTTATGATATGTCTGGATTTTATAGTAGTCAGGAAGTTGGGTTTTTAATAAATGTTCTTTGGGGAATTTATAAGGAAGTTGTGAATCAAATTACAAAAGACGATAAATATAAAAATTTTATAAAGACTGGAGAAGGAGATATTGATTAATGGCTGATATATTACCAATAAACATCCCATTTCAAGGGGGACAATCAATAGCGAGTTATAGTTGGGAAGATTTAACTTCAAAATTAGGTTATATAAATTTTTATGCAGGGGTGTTTTCAGGAGACTCAGAAAAATTGGTAACACAACCTTTTTTTTCTAATACACCAGAAACTACTACGCCATTCGAAGGTGCAGTAATGGATAGAACATTTACTATTGAATTTGGAATTAATAGGATGATAGAAGGAGACGTTATTTTACAAATTCCAGTAGTTGGTGCAAAAGGAACAGCAGGGGCAGGAACCCAAGTCTTTACAAATACTATAACAATTAAAAAAAATTCAGATACAATAGGAAGCGGAACAATAACAAAAAATCTTAGTGTTCCGGGGGGAAATGTAAAGGCTGCTGGAGTAGCATCAGGGATTATTTCTGTATCAAATACTAAATTTAATATAGGAGACACCTTAAGCGTCCAAATTGCAACAAGCACAAGTGGATTATCTAATACTGCTTTTGCAGGAGTATGTCATGACCCCTCAGGGACAGTATCTCCAACCATGAATCCTGCTGTAACAGGAGCATTAATAATAGCGTTTCCTTTCCTTTTAGTAGATTTATAAAATGTCAGAACTAAACTTATCATCAGCAACAACAACGAATATGGCGAACGTAGTCCCTGACTTCATAGTTGCAGCGAAAGCTTTGGATGCAGCAAACCCAGCGTCAGATGAGACTTACTGGTATTTCTCAAATGCAACAAAATATTACGGATATTACTTAACTATCCCTGAAATCTTTAATGCAGCGAATGCTTTGGCAACTTGGACGACTCATAGAGGCTGGAAAGCGAAAGATCCGCTGACAAAAGTAGAATTAGACCACGTTGTAGGAATGGGAAAAGATAGTTTTACCAAACTTATGTGGAATCATGTCGTAGTTAAGTTAGTTGTTGGAGACTCTTTCTTAGAGATAAAAAGAGGTGACAGCGGAGCAGTTTTAAACATGATACCTATTTCTCCAGAGCGTGTTCGTGTTGTTTTTGATAAATCAGGGATGATTAAGCGTTATGATGTTTGGAATAGTAGAGAATGGAAGGCAATAAAAAAAGAAGATATGCTGCACTCCCAAAATAAGAGAGTTGGGGACCAACTTCACGGAACAAGTCAAATAGAAGCATCTAAGTTTATCATAGACTCGCGAAATGAAGCCCTAAGTGATGAAAGAGTAATTAAGCATAGAGATAAAGCTTTGGGTATTGCTTATTATGAAACGGATAATGCAGGAAAAATAGCTTATGCTAATGCACAGATTGAGAAAGCTGTTAAAAATGGAGAAATGGTCGGACTTCCGAAAGATACTGCAAAGATAGAACCTTACCCAAGCAGAAGTTCAGAAGATAGAACAGGCTGGATTTCTTATTTAGAAAACTTCTTTTACCAAGTCTTCGGAGTTCCAAGAAGCATAGCAACATCAGACGGAACAAGTGAAGTCGGCGGTAAAATGGGGCACGTTATTTTCGAGCCAATCTACACAAAAGAGCAAGTGGATTTAGAAGATGATTTGGCAATTCAACAGCAAATCTTTATTACATTCAATAGACCCCCAAGTTTGGGAGGACTACAACCCCAATTAGATGAAAGCAAGAATACAGGACAAATAAATATACAGCCTAACGATGTTAGTGCTACTATGGAGAGAGAATGATTAATCCAATAAAACCAACATATGGAACAAGAAAAGATATTGGAGAAAAAGAAATAATGGAAGGAATTAAGAATATAGGTTCTGGAAAGAGTGAAGAAGAAAAATGTAAGGAGAAGGGGGGAATTTGGGATCCTATAACTAAAACTTGTCAATTAATTAATAATTTAGATAATCTTATTGAAAAGAAGAAAAAAGATACAGAAGAAAAAAACCCTGTTTCATCAGTAGGAGTTCCACTTTATACATCTAAAGATACAGGGGAAGTAACTGGTTTTGAAAGTAAAAAAGGTTCTACCTTTCTTAGACCTCCTGGAATGTCTAACGAAGAATGGAGACAACTTTTGCAAGATTATGAAGAAAAAGAAAGACCAGTTATGCCTGAGGAAATAGGGGAAACTGCTTTTTCTATTAGTCAACAGAGAGAGCAATTACAACAAGCGCAACAAGCGCAAAGATTAGTAGGACAAGTCGGAGAGTTCTCACAATTACCAACAGAAAATCAACCTTTGCAGGATTGGGGACAGGCTGCTTCTCAGGGAATAGTAGGAGCAATCCCAAAAGCTTTAAGTTATGCGGTGGCTGGTGCCGGCGTTGGTTTAGCAGGTGGAACAGCCGTAGCTCCCGGAATCGGAACAGCAGGGGGGGCAGTAATAGGAGCAGTTGCAGGTTTTGTTTCGGGTATTGCCTCAGGCATGATTTCAGAGTTTAAATCACAAAGAACAGACACTATTAATGCGCAGAAAAGAGTTTTAGATGAAGGGAAACAAAACTTGAACGATTGGGCAACATTGGCCGCTTCTGACCCAGCTAACTCTGCTTTTTATGTTAATCAATATAATTTACAATTATCACAGATTAGTCAAGCTTACAGACAGATGAAATATGATACTCAAAGAGACTTAGTGCAATTTGAAAAGGCACTGCCAGACTTAGCAGAATTTGAAGCCTTTTATTCTACTGGGGGAGAGATGGATACATTAAATTTAAAAATGCAGACTGCTTTACTTTCTCCGAGTTCACCAGAGTATCAAATGTTAGAATTAGCAAATAGGAGGAATAAATGAAAGAATTAACTAAAAACCTTCTTTATTTAGGCTTAGGGATTTTTCTTTCTCTTTTTGGTTTAGGTTTAATTTTAGGATGACAATAATTTCAACCCAACTTATAGATTTAATTACTCAAGTCGGTTTTCCTATAGCAGCATTTATTATGATGTTTTTATTTTCAAGTAAGACATTAAAAGAAAACACCGATGCCATCAATAGATTAACTCTTTATTTGCAGGGGCGCGTAAAATGAAATTTATTTTTTTACTTTTGCAAAAGTTAGCTTTATTTTTTCTTAGTGGTGTTTATAATTACATAGACAAAAACAGCGACGGAAAATTAAGTAAAAAAGAAATTCAAGATTTTACAAAAAAAGTTAAAAAGATTTTAAAATAACAAAAGATATATAAACATATATATCATTTCTTTATTATGGAAGAAGAAAATAAACCTACTGGACTCGTAGATAAGGCTTCTGAAAATGTAAAGTTGCTGCAAGCTGAAAACGAAAGGATGGAAAAGAACATAGCTGAATTAAAAGAAATTCAATCTACAGCTATACTTTCAGGAACAGCAGGCGGACATATTCCACAGCCAACAGAGCAAGACGCATTTAAAGCCAAAGCGGAAAGTATGGCTAAAGAAATTGTTGGAGCATTTAGGAAAGTTTAAAATGGGGAAAAAAGAAGAGAAGAAAAAAGAAGTTGTAGAAGAAACAAAAGCTTTATTAGAGATGTATCAAGCTGGATTTCTCGACGGATATAAAAAAAATAATAAATTAAAAACTGATGAAGACTGGGCTTTGATGAATAAGCAATACAAACTTTCTTTTTACAAAAGATTTGGAAAAAAAATAAATAAAGAATTAAAAAAGAAAAAATAAAATGCACTTATATTTATTTGTTAGAGGTAAATTCACACAAGTTGAAGAATGGAAAGCTCACGCTCAAACTGCTTACTGGAAATGGAGAAAAATAAATCAAAAAGGGAAAGAAGAAATATTTTTAGTTCAGGGAGCGCTTCGCCCGTCGGTGCTGGGAGCTTATGAATATGTTTTTCCTAAAGAGGCTTTGGTTGAAGTTTGTAGCTTTTTTGGTATACGCTCAAATACATCGTATGGATTTGGAAAAATTGGGCTGGAGACAAGACATTTTGCTTTAAGAAAAATATTTGGTGCTAAG